TCTGGAGGCGTTGGTAGGGGCTGTGCGAACTGTTTAAATATCTCTGCTTGCACTGCTGCATCCTGCATAGAGTTTGTAACCTTATCAGGGTCAAGATCCATGCTAACAGCAATCTCACGAATGATGTAGTCCATCTTAGCAAAAGGAGCCAACGCAGGGTTTTGTACAACCTGTAAGAACTGAGTTAGACGCTGACTACGTACTTCGTTAGCCATTAAGCTCTCAGTACCTTGTGCGCGTACTTCTAAGTCACCCTTAATAGATGGGTCAAAGTCAAACTGCATATTAAAGTTAAAAAATGCTTTACCTAGAGGACCAAGCATATAGTCATCTACATTCTTAATTACATTTCTTATAGATCCATTAGCAGCAGACATAAGCATACTAATACCAGAAGCTGTACGTCCAACACCTTGTACTCCTGTTTGACCGTGAGCAAAACTTGGGAACCCTGTGCTTTCATCAGCCAAGACCCTAGCTTTGTCAAATAGTTGCATATTTTCTCCAGCAACATTGGGGAACTTAGTACCAAAGATTGCCTGTCCGGGTGCGCCACCTTGACGCCTAAAGACTTTACCGGGGTACAGAGTTAAGTCTTGGCCCGGAACCAAGTTGGTTTCATCTATTTCAATCAATAGGTTACCAGACATAACTGCATTATCTACAGCCATACGCATGAAACCATTCATGAGTGTCTGTGTGTCATCCATGTTCTCAGCTATACCTACACCAAAGAAAGAGTATGGGTTTAACTCATAAGGAACAGCATAGTAAGGTATAAGTGCAGGTTTAAACGGATTCATAACTAAACGAATAACTTGACTGTTACATACCCATATGTTTACACTTAGTTGCTCTGAGTCTTTTAGTTCCTTTGGAATGTCTACATCGTGTTCTTTAAGGATGTCTGTATCTACATAACCCCAGAACTCATATAGCTCATAGCGCTGGGCTTTGGACTCTTGAGCATCGTCCTCCATTGCCTGTTCCCACCACTTCTTCTCGTAGGTTTCGCCCATACCAAGAGACTTCTCAATGGCGTTGTCACGAAAGAAAGGACGCCCCTTCAATGCACGTACTTGAGAACGTGATAGTTTATGCCTCTCTACGATGTATTCAGCCTCATCCATGTTGGCTGCATCAGGGTCAGGGTAGAAGTTCCATAAAGATACATGGCTAGTAGAAGGTACTGTCTTAATGGTAGGCTCATAGTCACCTGTCTCATTCCAGTTAGGATACTCTTTGTTAACAGCAAAGGGGCCTTTCATGATACCTGTGCCAAACAAAGCTAACTCAAAAGAACTAAGACGTAACTGTTTGTTTGCCCCAGACTCTTCTAGCTGATCGTGTATCTTCTTCTGCATCTTCTTAGCTGCAACAAGAGCAGGACTAAAGTTCATGCTACTAGGTAATGATCCTACACCTTCTACTAATTTATCTTCTACAGGCTCTAGTTTTTTAGCTAGACTACCAAGACGGTTCTTTATACTGTTTGCGGTATCTCCCGGCTGTAACTCAGTGTCAGGCCCAAAGATAGGAGGAGAAGAGAAAGCCTCTTTTAGTTCATCCATAGCAGTTTCTGCTTGTGGGTTTGCCTCAAAGTGTACTGTCTCAGCTACACCTTCAGGAAGTGTAGTAGGGTCAATAGCTAAAGGAAACTTCTGGCTTCCAAAGAGAACTTCTACAATCTGTCCGTAGGCAGCTAAAGTCTTAGTCTTGGTAACTTTAACAAAGACCCTTGACTTTTCAGCCTCTGTAAATTGTACGTCACTATTGTATATGCCTCTGTAATTACGGTAGGCACTCATCCAACGTTGTTCGTCTACGTATCTTGCATCTTCTGCTTTTTTAAACTTACCCATAACTAAGTCAATAATATGACCTGCTTTAGGATCAGTCATTCCTTCAGTAGAAACATCTTCTATGTGTGCTGATTCAGCAGACTCTAAGTTTGACTCAAAATCAGTTGTAAAATCTTCAGGGTCCATACTTAATATCCAAATGTAGGATCAGCAGCTTGAAAACCGCTTCTCTGTGTTGCAGGGTTAAAGTCCCATATAGAACTTCGTGGTCTAGTCATTATACCATATCTTATAGCGTCATACAAGTGGTCTTCTGCGTTTGTATCAACGTCTTCAGGGTTTCTTTTATCTAAGGGTATACTTGGTAGTTGTGCTATGCTATTGATGCAGGTGGAAAAGAAAACGAGTTGGGGTTCCTCAGTAAACTCGTCCACCTGCAAACGGCGGTGTATCTCATTCTTACCTGAAACCCTAGATCCTTTAGAGCGATCAGAAGGTCTCCAGCGACAGCCCTTCATAATCATCTGCTCCGCTAGGCTGGGGCCAGTATCTCCTCTTTTATGCCAGAGGGAAGAGTCTAACACCCCGTATCTTATTGTACCATCTCCTGACTCCACCTGTAAAATCATATCCGCTAAGTCTGTAGCGGTAACTTTAGTTACATACATTTCCCTATAAATAATTAACTGCTCAGAGGGAGATACAGCAAACCATACAACACCTGTCCAGCTACCATAACCATAATCACAAGCTCTGAACTTCGTCCAACCACTAGGGATGTCATAAGGTTCCACAACATGAATTTTTCTATTGAACTCTGGAAACGCTGCACCTTCATTAACATCCCAATTTCCTTCTAGTAGTTGTTTGCGTTGATGTTCTGGCATAGACAAAAGCATAGTCTCATAGTCACCGCTATCAGCTAAGTAAGGGTTGTCAAACAAACTGGCAGGTATAAACCTACGCTTAAATAATGGTTGACCTGCTTTTGTATGACCTTTCGGATACTCTAGTCTATCTCCTGTTTCAATATTAGTAGCCCAAAAAGGCTCATTAGGTTTAGAAGGGTCAATAAACATTTTTTTAACCCATTGATGCCCAACAGAACCGGGGTTTGTTGTAGCTCTCATGTACAGTCCTAGTTCAGGTGCAGCACTACGTAATCTTGAGCGCATATAATCCCACGCGAAACTTGTAGACCATTGAGTCAACTCATCGAAAGCTATGTAGTTAAATGCCTGTCCTTGGTAGCGCATAACGTCTTGGTCTTTGTCTAGGTAACTCATCCAGATCCGTCCACCTCTAGGTGTTACCCATTGTGATTTACGCTCTGACCATTTGATACCCGGTATTGCTTTAGGATACAACTCCTGACTCTTCTGTATTAGTTCCCTTAGTTCCTCTGTTGTGTGTCTTACTAGTAGTCCACTAAAATCCTTATGATTCAAGCTTCTAAGAGGGTCAGCTAATGTCGCATAGCTCTTACCACCTCCAGCGGCTCCACCATATAGTACCTCACGCTCACTTGACGCTAGATAGTCTGTTTGTGGCCCATCATTGGGTTTAAACACTATGTTTTGCGCCTGTTCTACGTCAAAAGGAGCAGCAATAGGTGTAGCTGGAACCTTCTTTGTTTCACGTGAAACATCCTTAGTTACTTTAGGTGTAGTACCCTGTCCTTTCTTTTTCGAGCGTTTCGTAGTGCGAGATGGCTTTTTCGAGCCTTTTGGCAAGCTCACGTTTAATTCTAGCAATTGTTTTACGTTTTCGCTCAATGTCTACTCTTTTCTTTAAACCCATGTGAGATATACTTCTGCCAGACTGTGTAGTTAGCCAAGCAGAGACTTCTCTATAACTATACTGCTTTAAATGTTTCTTTGCAAGCTCTAATAGTTCTAATTCTTTAATAATAGGGTTTAACCATTCTTCATCTTCTAAATCTATTTCGTATCCCCAAGGTACAGGTTTTACTAGTCTTGGTATTCTCTCCCACTGTTTCATCTTAGGGGGCTTTGGTAACATCCAAAAACCTAAATCGTTTTCAGCAAAAAAAGTAGCCATTGTATTTATTCACAAGTACAAGTATCATTGTCACAGTTATTGCAACTTTTTTGTTTAGGAGGTAGAATAAATAATCCACCAGTAGCTTCTACAGCTACCTTCTCAGTCTTAACTACACCAGCACGATCTAGTATCTGCCCTGCTGCAACCATCTTCTCTTTAACGCCTAACTGTGTAGGATCAGATAAAGCACTACCGTAAGCTACAGCAGCTTGAGGGCCAAGCCTAGACATATAAGTTTTAGTAGCCTCAAAGATTTCATCCTTAAGACCTTCAACAACTAAACGTGTAGCTGTAGAATCAGAGTATCCTGCCATCTTTTTAGCAGTAACAACATCTCCTGCAGCCTCATCAAATAAGACTTGCATAAAGAGTTGTTGTTTCTCGTTTAAGTTTCTACTCACGTTATCCTCCTGTACGGCTTAGTAGTTTTAGCCGCCTTTTTAGGCTGCTTAGAAAACTGTTTACCCTTTGCTTTATCTGCTCTTTTTTTGGCAGAGGAGGCACTGTAAGTTTTAGAATCCATAGCTTTAATAGCAGCAGCCGGAAGATAACGTTCTCCCGTAGGTCTTGGACCTTGTGTCGAAGGTTTGCCACTTTTAGTTCTCCACTTTTGTTTTGTCCAAGACTTAAGACTTTTTTGACTTTTTGCTATTGCCATCTGCTATTGCCTTTGCTTTTTTAGTTAGTTCTTTATAATGAAATAACTTTACACTTGTTTTACCATGAGTTTTACCTGTGTGCAAAGAACCGTCAGGCATCTTGTGAGTTCCACCCGTATGCTCTGTACCGTCTTTCTTATAATGTTTTACGCCCTTCATTGCTTTTGTCCTTTTGTTTTTTCAACTGTAACTTTGCTTGCTTTGCAAGTCTAACTATCTCAGTCTTACCTATAACTTTAGCACGTTGTTCTAATACTGTCAATATTTGAATCTTACGTGCATAAGGTTTGTTTATTCGTTTAACTTTAGCAATAGTTTCTTTAGCATCTTTTACGGTAGCAAACTTTATACTAACTGTATCTTTAGGATTCTCGTCAGTATAAAGTCTTCTACCACTACCTTTAGGTTTTTTACCTGTACCTTTTTTAGGATCTTTAGCCACTAAGACTTGTATCCCCCGCCTTTAGCTTTGTATTGCTTTGCAACCATTTGAGCTTTACGTGCCGACCACTGTCCGGGACTTCCTCCTTTGCCGCCAGCCTTAACGGATGCAACAAGAGACTTACGCATAGTAGGCTTAGTATAATTACCAGCCGCATTAACGGTAGATTTTGCTTTTGATTTCGCCACGTGTAATTCCTATATCTAGTAAGTATTTGTCTGACATATTATGCAGAAGCCAGTAATCGGCACGGCGTTGCTGGTTCTTCTGTAGTCTTTTTATAAATCTTTTAAACATGGTATATCTCCTTCTGTGTTACCAAAAGAAGTTATACCATGTTTTACTTTAAAGAACTACACACAAGGTTGCAATCCCGTTATGCATAAACACACTAAAACTTAATCTTTGCACCCATTGTAATATCACCAAACTTAAAGTCTTTGTCTGAGGATAATTCTGTGTAAAGATTTACATTTACTGTAGGTACTGCATAGCCTAAAGTAAGATCAACACCAGTAAAGATGTCACCTTCATCTAGTGTTAGTACATCAATCTTTGTTTCTGCTAATAGGCTTACACCCATTACACTTCCACCAGCATAGGGAGTTACATCCCATGCCCATGTTTCTACGCCAGTTGTGTACTTAGTGTCTGACTGTGCGCCAAGCGATAGTGTCTGACCCATTACAGGAAAGTCTGCTGCAGTAGCCGTAGTAGCAGTTATAAGACCTGCTAGGCCAAGTGCGATAGTTAATAGTTTCATTGTGTGTTGTTTCCTTTTAAACAAATAATTACTTTTTCTTTTTAGCCATGCCGCCATACATATAAGCACCAGCCTTCTTCTTAGCCATGCCGCCACCCATCATCTTAGCTGCAGGTTTTTTCTTAGCCATACCACCAGCCATCATTTTAGAAGCAGGTTTCTTTTTAGCCATTCCTCCAGCCATCATTTTAGCTGCTGGCTTCTTCTTAGCCATGCCACCCATGTTCATTTTGCCAACACCGTCAGCAGCAAAGGCAGGAACTTTTTTTCCATTCTTCATTACCATAGGCATTCCACCTGCAGCATATCCTGTTTTCTTTTTCATCATTCCACCTTTGTTTTTTCTGACACTGCCCATTTTAGGCATTTTTAAATTTAATCCTGTACCACGACCACCCGGACCTGCTAGATTGCTAGGATCAGGCTTTCTTTTTTGTATAGTTCTTTTTGACTTTTTAGTATTAGATGAAGCATCAGCAGGAAGAACTGTAGAAGTAACTTTAGGAACTTTACCAGCACCTAACTTTTCTTTTAAGTCTTCTGCATATACAGCAGCCATAACTACACCGTCTTTATTTGTGTAATACAATGATCCTGCTTTTTTAGCTGCAGAAATCGAAGAGTATTTACTAGCCTTTGCCTTTTCTTCTTTTAGACTAGAGCCTTTCTTTTTTATCTCTCTATTTAGAAAAGACGTAAGAGATTCTTTTGCCATTTTATTATTACTCCTATAAATTTATGTTAAGACTACGCGAACTAGTGTACTTGTACTACTACCTCGTCTGTAGTTTAGAATAGTAGCGTTGCCTATAGCTTTAGGTACTACAAGAGAATGTACACCAGCTGGAAGCATAATGTCATTATCAGTAACATCAGCCTCTGCTGCTGCAAACCCAATGTCTAAAGCATGACTTGTTTCAATAAGCACCATCTTAGCGTTAGTGCAAACTACGTGTGTAGTAGCAGTATTACCTAGAGTAACTGCATCTTCTACAGCCCACCCTAGGTGTTCTCCTACTAATGCTGCTTGATCAACCATTGTCTATCCCTTCTAATGTACTGAGTATTCTAACTCAACAGTGAAACGTCCTGCAGAACCATCACCATTCATAGTAGTAGTAGCAAATACATACAAATGCGTGTTTGCGATAGGTGCTTGCACTAGAGGATCAAAAACGTGATACCCTGCTGCATCCAGATCTAAATCAACTTCAGTTACTGAGTCAGTAGCAGAGATACGTGGATTGAATGATGCAACACCTGCACCTACAATTTCTGTACCTGAAGATACAACAGCAGCATTAGTAGCAATGCCTGATGTAGGATTAAGTGCTAACCCACCAACAAGTGTTGGTCCTGCAACAGTAGTAATAAATACTACAGCACGATGGATAAAGAACTTAGTTGGGGTTACGATACCTGATGGAGTAGACGTATCTAGTGTACCTAGCTCTACTAAGCAGTCTCCGTCTGCATAAGCTGCACTTGTGTTTGTATCTGCTAGTGAACCTACAAATGTTTGGATCTTACGTGTACCAAATGAGTGTAGTAGTCCTGTACCTGTGATGCTATCAGAAAAAGTACCTGTACCAGTTACGTCAATTCCATCACCAAATGTAATATTGCTTTGATAGGCTTCAATGC